TAGAAAATTTAAGGTGTATTGATGCCTTATGCAAGAGGTAAAAGATCAAAAGCAATATCTGATAGATCAGGTATGGAGTTTCCATATACAGAAATGGTCAAAGAATGGAATGGTTCTATAGTCCATAAATCTGAGTTTGAAGCTAAACACCCACAGATTAAAAAGAAACATATAAAAGCTGATGCAATAGCTTTGGTTAATCCAAGACCAATGCACCCTGATACACAAAAACAGTTTGTTTTATATATAAGTAATGGATTTTTTTCTGAGACAAAAGATACGGGTATAACAGGTGGAGCAAGTATGACTCCTGCTAGTAGTAATAATATTTTAGGAACTAAATTAACAGCTGTTGAAGCAACAGTATCTGTTGGGACTAATTTTACTGTGGTGATTTCATGAGTATTACACATGCAACTTTTTTAACACAAGTTAGAAATTATACTGAAGTAGATTCTAACGTTTTATCAGATACTTTGATTGATCAATTTATAAGAAATATTGAGTTAGATATAGCTGCTAAAGTAGATTATGATGATATAAGAGAGTATGCTATAACCTTAAATTCTGGAACTCAAAGATATCTAAATA